AAGATTTCCATCCTTCTTTTATGTAAGCTGCTCCATAGATTTCTCCTTGGTGTATCCATATTCGAAATTTAGCTTTAGCTATACAATTATTATTTAACATAAATTCATAAAGTTCTCTATTTTGTTCTCTTCGAACGTATCCCATTAATTTGTGATCTCCTTCTCTGTAGACTCCAACCGCATATTTATCATACCGATTATTAAGCTCTGCTTTTGCATATCCTTCGTGTACGCCAATGTCAAATCCTGTTAGCGCTTGATATCTCATTCCTCCTAATTCGTAATAACAATATCCAGGTCCTGGGTGAGGCAACTGTCCTATTCTTACCAAATGCATGGATGCACTCTCCTGAATAGAGTGCATATTGGGAGGAGGGAGTATCTGATCTGAGTTTTGGTTGTAACGAGTACATATTATCTTTATTAAATAAATTGATATAGCGATTATAACCATGATATAAGCTAACACCAATACCATAATAATAAATTTAGCCGTCATATTTAGGTTTATTATCTATCCTTTAACATAAACTTAGTCAATAAATTATCTTTTAATCCATTTGCGACAACTCGCAAGCGATCATTTAAACTCATAATAGTTTAGTACTTAGATTTAATTTGACTGTAGCACAACTAAACAATTAAGCACATTTTTTAGATCATTTTTTTATGTTACCATTCTCAGCCCTGATTTTTTCCATCTTAAACTCCAACAATTCTTGAAGAACTTGAATTTTTCGTTTTAATAGGTTATTTTCCATTTTAAGTTCTTCTACTAAGACATCGAAACTAATGCTCGAAGAAGAATTACACACCCTACCTTTGCCTCTAAGAAGCCACTCGGAAGAAACATCTGGCAAGCATGCTACTATAGATATTAATGTATGCAAATCAAGACTCCTTGAACCAGTCAACTTTCTACAAAGTGACGTTTCCGACATAAGAATCATACCAGATAATTCTTTATAAGTAATATTCTTTTCAACTAAAAATTGATTAAGCCTTTGCGTTACAATATCATGCATCTTTTATATTCTATTAGATTTGTTTCAAAGTTAAGGATTATACACTCTTATTATTCATTATTTAGATTTAATAAAACCCTATTGGATTACAAGGTTTTTCTTCCGCCTTCTTTTCGCTTGCAATTCTGCCAAAGTTTGATTAATTAATTCCAATTGCATGCACGTATCATCATTTATATCATTGTAGTCAGTAAACACTTCTTCGATATAATCTTTTGTTAATCTCAATTACAACTTCACTGTTTAAAATAGAGGAAAGCATAGCTACGCCCAACTCAATAAAAGCAAAAGGCATATACCTTGTTCCATCCCTTTTGTTTGAGGTTATAAATTGACTCAAAGTATTTAACATAAAGTCGTCATGAAAACGTCTTATATTACACTATAGCATAATGCAAATAAAAATACGGGCTAGATAGATCCAAAATAAAATATCATTCAAGCTATTTAGTCTTGTTCTCTACTTTTCGGAGTAGTCCGGCTAGTAGTTTATCTTTTAATACCACCTGAGCCCTTAGAGCTTCCAATCTTACCTCCATTTGCTGCAATCGACTTTTATATTCATTTACCGAAACAAGAGTTATCGGCATCTCATTTCTCCCTCTCCGGTTAAAAGCCAAGTCGCGTTTAAATTCGGTAGATACTTAGCTAAATTCTCCAAAACTCTAGCCGGAGGTTCTGTATTACTCCGAACAGATAAAAAACTATAAGCTCTTTGGTCCGATATTTTTGCGGCTCGAGCAAAAGCCGCTTTATTCCCATGAAAAAATTCATTTACAACAATTCGTAAACGATCATTTAAACTCATAATAATCTACAGTTTAGTATTTAGGTTTAATTCTGTTACAACTTGATCTCTTAATAATCTATTGTCATCCTCGAGCTGACGAATACGCTCTTCCAATATACCATTTTGCTTTAATAAAGTTTTAACCTCTTCTCTTTCTTCTTTATACATACTGTATATAAACGAGGTCTCCCCTGTAAATATAGGTACTGATGAAGATAAAATAGAAACACCAGAACTAGATTTAAACATATCACCTTCGCCACGAAGAAGCCATTCAACAGAAAGATCCTCAAGCCGTATTGCAATGGATATTATTGTATTAAGATCTAGCGTTCTTGTACCATTCAATTTACCTTTAAGCGTTGCCTCTGACATAAAAATCATAGCCGACAATTTTTTACAAGTGATATCTTTCTTTGCTAAAAACAGTCTAAGCCTCTGCGCTACAATATCATACATGGTTTATATTATTCTAGAACTCTTTTCAAAGTTAAGAATTACGCACTTTTGCCATTCATTGGGTGTCAGCGCATATTCATTGTTTAGTGTTTAGGTTTGATAAACCCTATTGGGTTACGAGGTTTTTCTTCCGCTTTCTTTTTCGCTTGCAATTCTGCCAAAGTTTGATTAATTAATTCCAATTGCATGCGCGTATCATCATTTATATCGTTGTAGTCAGTAAATGCTTCTTCGATGTAATCTTTTAATGCTTTGATTTCTTCTTTCAGTTTATCGACTCTATCAACCGGAGGATTGGAGATTAACTGACGAACTGCTATAAATGCCCTTATGATTTGAATATTAATCTCAATTGCCAAATCGCTGTTAAGAACTGAAGAAAGTTGAGCAACTCCATGTTCAGTGAAAGCATAAGGCATATATCGGGTCCCTCCTCTTTTTGAGGTGCTAAAACTGCACCTCAAACTGTCGAATTCTTCCTTCGTTAGCTCAAACATAAAATCTGATGGAAAACGTTTAATATTATTTTTTACTGAACGTTTTAAATATTTAGTTTCAGTACCGTACATTTCCGCCAAATCAAAATCCAGCATAACCTTTTGTCCACGTATCTCGTATATTTTGCTTTGAATTAATTGCAATTGATTCATATTTGTATTTAAATAATTTGCCTCTAATCACTTATTATTTTTTTTAGAGAAAATCAATTATCACGCACTCCTGCCAGTGGAACTCTTTCTCTCCCCGAGTCCCAACTGTTCTCGAAGGACTTGGTTTTCGCCTCTCAACATATTGTTTTCAGCCTTAAGACTTTCTATGATTTCCAGATTGGGAGATGTGGATTTTTCCATTTCACCAATATTACGCAGCAACCATTCAGCAGAAATGAACGGTTCTCCATTTAATATAGCGCTTAATAGAGAGAATAGTGGTTCTGCTCCCTTGATACATTTATTTAGTGTAGTGGGAGCTACATCTATTTTCAGAGCATAACTTCTAACGCTACGTTGCCCGCTTCTCTTATACAAAACATTTATAGTTGATTTCATCTTATTTATTATTTAGAATTATATAAATTACGGGTTGCTACACCTCTACCCATCCAATCAGTATCCTTATAAAGAAAGAATATCCATCCAAATGCAATAATACCTCTGTTATTGCTACGGTATTATACCATGATATTGCAACCATCGCCGTCCGTATCCTACATTAGACACTGAATCTGCTTGCTGAAATTGATTTGCGGAGCGATTTTCTTTATATTTTCTCGGTGAAGCGCACCCCATTACCAAAGTGAAAAGAGTGCATATTAACATCATTTTCTTCATTGCTTACTTTAATAACTTAATTATTTCTTTTGCCTAACTTTTCAATAATCACCCAAAGAAATGTCACGCTTTTCCTGCTAACGGATGTTTGGAACTTGAAGGTCGCTCTACGGGCGGACAATCTTCTTCGTAGTCTACTAATGGTAGATTGGTAAAAGTATCGGTAACCCTATCAGCCCCTGCCTGATTTCTTAATGACTCATTATAAGCTTCGAGTTGTTGTATTTTAATACACCGATTTCTTCTTTTAGCTGCCCCACTTCTATATCTTTTTCTTTATACAATTTATATATAATAGATTCATCATTGGATGCAATATTGTTCTGAGAAACATATTGCTCTACTTTTGTCTTTTCGTTAGAACGAAGCATAGAACCAATTCCCAAAACAAGCCATTCTGTATTTATCTCTGTATAATAGGCGAGAAATTTCGATAGATTTTCTTCGCTTACTCCATTGTTTTGCCCTAATACACCACGAGTGATACCCGTCTTAGAGTAGCAATCGTACATACTAATCCCTTTTCTTCCTAAATATTGCAAGATTCTTTGCTTAATAGGAGATTTTTCTTGCTTAATTTCTTGCATAATCAAAATATCTCGTTTATATTTGCCCTTGTATTCAAATCACTCAAACGAAAACGGATACAAAAAAGGCTGTCCGAGAGCGCTCGTCACCTATATTTTCGTCTTTAGTCATTCGCAAATATAGCCAGCCTTTTTCTTTTATCCAACAATTCGTATAAAAATTTGAAAGCGGCGCGGTTGCGTGGAAGTTTCCGCGAGATTTAAGGGTTAGTAAAGACATTGATAAAAGCTCGTTCCGAGTAATAGGCAAACTTCCACATTAGGCCTATGAAAGGTTCGAGCTTTGCTTTTTAAGGAGGAGAAAATATGAACGTAGAAGAATTGAAACAACGTATTACCAGGCTTGAAGAGGTCATTGAGATTTACAACGAGTTCGGATTTAAAGTATCCCAAGAAATAAAGGACAGAGTGCGTGAATATAAAACGACGCTTAAGACCTTATGCCCGGACAGTTGATAGCTGTCCCGTTATGTTAAAAACAAAGGAGGAATAAGTCATGATCACATCCGAAGAACCAACAGTAAGCAGCACCGGTCGCTATACCGTAACCCAAACTTGCGAAATACTCGGAATACACCGCAACACTTTAAGGGAATATACCAGTAGCGGACGCATAAAATGCGGATTTCGCCGTGAGTCAGCACGAAAATTTTACGAAGGTAAGGAAATCATAAGATTCTGGAGGGCACAATTATGAATGAAACTTTCCTCGCCCTGTCCATGTGTCTGTGCATCGGCCTGTTTTGGGCCATCCTATTCCTGTTCCGGGCTTTGGAATCCCGGATCAGGCAGGATCTTACCGGACTTCGCGGCAAGATAGGCGAAACAGACTCCCGTCTTTTAAAAATATACCTCCTGACTCTGGAGGAAAAGATAAACAGCCTTATCGAAGAAGAGAGATACGAGGAAGCACAGAGCCCGACGCTCCTTCTCAAAAAAGAGCTTAACCCATTAAATGAAGAACAAGATGACAAACATGAATAAGCTTTCCAAACATATCATTATCGCAATCATTACGATAACGACCATTGCCGGCTGTATCTATGCCGGAAATGTAGAGCGTAACGATGCCGTCCTCTCGGGCATGTCCATGGAGAAGTACCAATATATCCACGACCGGATCGGCGGGCGGGCTTCCTCCTCCGATGTGGTGAAGGAGTACCTGCGCAATCAGGGATTTTACGATTCAAAAGATTATTAACCATAAACGGGAAAGGAGTACCCATGTTAGTGAATCATATACAAGTGGCCTATGTGCTACAGATAACACCCTTGGAAGCCAAATTTATGCTGGCTCCGCATATCGAGAGAATCCGGGAGATGGTCATACCCGGAAAAAAGGGTCTGGACGAATGCGCAAGGCTCGTCAGGGAAACAGATGTGGTAGAAAGCCTCTTGCTGAATATCAGGTTCCGCCATCCGAGTCCCGAACTCGACGGCAAAGACCGGATAGCATATACCATTGAGAAACTGAAAGAAGCGCCTCTCAGTCTTAAAAAGAAGATAGCGGATGATCCGGGCTGCCTGAAAAGCGGGAAAATATCCGGCAAATTCCGTGCTCTGAACAGTATCCTCGAAGAGGAATCTATAAAGGAGATAAGAGAAATACTGCGCCAAAGAGGTGGTTATATTGACAGAAAAGACACGGCCATGTCCCAAAAGAAAAGGAGGAGGGCGTCATGATCCTGGCCGTTGACTTTGACGGAACGATTGCGCGAAGCAGCTTTCCCGATATCCTGGGGGAACAACCGTATGCCGGTGAAGTGCTGCGCAAATTGCAAGAAAGAGGCCACTATATCATTATCTGGACCTGCCGCAGCGGAAAGAACCTGCTTGATGCAATCAACTGGCTGCTGGAGCACAACATTCCCTTTGACAGGGTGAACGACCACTGCCCGGAAAATATAAAGCGGTACGGGAAAGGATCCGGCAAGATATACGCCAATATCTACATCGATGACAAGAACCTCGGCGGGTTTCCCGGATGGCTCCGTTGCCTGGAAGAGATAGAGCGGATGGAATCTGCGGAAAACGACCAAATATGACATATATGGAACTTTTGAGAACATGAAAGTAATACATGTGCATTTGATCTTCAAAAAGAAGAACTACTATTTCGGTTCGCTCAGCGCCATTTTTGAACATCTGAGCGAAAACGATATAGGAATCAAAAAAGGTACGCTACTGCATCGGTCCAAAGAGGGAACGATCTCAACGGACCGGGCGATCATCATAAAAGGAGTCCTGCTTAAATGCAGGAAACATGTTAAACAATAACCAATGCCGGTACTAAAGGATGCCGTCGGGAGTGTGCCCCGGTTAAGTTTTATATTTTGCAAACCACTCCCCGGGGACTTCTCCCCGGGATTCGGATTCCCCCGGAGTGGGAGGCTTAAAACGCTCAGCTTATGAATATCCCCCAAACCATCCCGCGTATTGATTGCAAGGCATTCGCCAAATGCGGAAAGAAGTCTTTATCCCATTGCAGGCGGTATAAACTTACGGACGAAGAGTGTATAAATTGCCGGTTGGTCCATCGACGGGAAAGAAACAATTACCGTACTTCCCCCGACGGTCGTTTAATGAAACGGTGTTCCATCTGTGGCGAGTGGTACTATCTTCACCGTTTTTACCCCAGAACTTTAAATCGGGGAGAGAAGGTCTATTCCACCTTCAGTTCTGAATGCAGAAGGTGTAAGTCTTTGAAAGCATCAACCTATCAAAAAGCAAGGCGATGAATAAGAATAAGGGAAAAGAAGAGGAAATCAGGCAGAAGGTAAAGTGTGATTGCCGGCAATGCAGACGCGCCGGCCCGGTTGAGAATTTCATGGTGTATTGCCCGATACATGACTGCGCCCGATCAACCGGTCTTAGAATGTGTATGTATTTTATAGAGAAGAAGAGATGTTCGACAAGATAACCATAAAGGCAACGATTGATACGGCGGATATTGAGACGATCGTCTTACGAAACTATTTGGAGGAGTGCACGGAAGGTGATGAAGTCTATTACAAGTCTACCGCTTACGCCAACTTTGACGGTTGTTTCATCGAGATTCGCGGTAACAGGTTACGGTGTACGTGTTCCATTTGCAAGCTCTATTCCAAGGGAAAGACTGGGAAACTGGATAACAGCCGCCCGATAACTTTCGCAATGGCTGTAAGGACAATCAAAGAGCTGCTGTTGAGGCTATGTGTCCGGATTGAGAATGCCGTGGTAACGTATTACGAGATAGGTATCACAATGAAGATGTCCCTTCCTGCCGATTGTTACATTAAACAGATGTATGAAGTCTCAGGAAAGCTCCTTTGGAACGATGCCAACTATTCGGCGTTCAAGCAACAGACAACGGAGAAAAGCAAGTATTTCCGGAAGATCCTGAAGGTCTATGATAAGAGCTTTGAGGCTGGGGAGAAAGGACGGAATGTCGGGGCTAACATTCTTCGTATCGAAACGATATACAAGCACCAGTCTGTTTCATTGATGGAGCTAACGGACAACCTCTTCTTGTCGAGGATCGGCCGTATATTCTATAAGGACTGGTCAGAAATATGCTTTACCAGAGAACTGTCTGCGGCCAAGGGCGTAAAGGTGTCCCAGCTTGAAAGGGCCAGGGAGATATACCGGATAGGAGTTACCCGGTACAAGGAGCGTTACAAGAAGCTTTATCTTTCGGGTAAGCTGACTAAAAAGCAATGGGAGACTATACGCAATTTTGCCCGTAGCTGGCCGGAAGAGCGTGAGAAGTACGTGGAGGAAATCGGTGACATGGAGCGTGAATTTAAGGACAAACTTTTATCAGGCTACCAGACAGGGATATTTACGCCCATTTGCAGAAAAATATAACATATTGAAAATCAGTATTTTATCTGTAAATACAAAAAGCACCTTATGGTGCGCAATTAAAATGTTGAAAATTAAGTGATTACGTTTTTAAAATCTAAAATTTAACACTTTTCGGCAACTTGTCCTATACAGCCCGCAGGGTTGTCGGGAACCGACTTATAAGGGCTGATAAATTATAATTTAAAAACTGAATATATGAAATGTGAAGCAGAAGGCAAAATTTTGGTGGAGCTGCCATCCACCGGTGGAGTTACCAGGGATGGTAAAGACTGGGAGAAGAGAGAGTA